GGTATGCAACTGTAGTTATTACCGCAGTCACCGCCACAGCAGGAGCGTATGCTTTCCTAGACGACATCTACGACGCTGGACTTACTAACAAAGTGGCTGGACTAGACCTTTGGGACAACGGACATATCAGTCCAATTATTGTGGCGTTTGATTACTCATCTATACCTGACCAATCTCGTATAGCAGTCTGGAGCGATACTGATACTTACACTACTGGACAAAAGGGGCTTGTACTACAAGATGCAGCAGACGATGCAGAACTAGCGGCAATAAAGTGATATAATAAGCAATAGGAGTATATATGAGCAAGATAGAAGTAATCAGGGGAGATGACATAACAATAAACGCCACGTTTAAGGACGATAATGGCGATGCTATAAACATTACAGGCTATACTGTATTCTTTACTGTTAAAGATAACTATACCTCTACAACTGACTCAGCAGCACTAATCTCTAAGACTGTTACTACGCACTCATCACCTACTACAGGTGCTACTACATTTGATTTAAGTAATACTGATACTAATCTTTCTGAAGGTGATTACTACTATGACTTTCAGCTAAAGGATACTACTAATAAAATATCAAGTACTCAGCGTGGTATCTTTTCAGTATCACTAGACGTAACTAGAAGGACATCGTAATGAATCCTATAGATATTCAACTAACTATACCTACTAAGACAGTAGACCTGACTATCGCAGGTGTTAGAGGATTACCAGGAGACGTTAAAAGAGTTTTAGATATTACGACTGACGCTACACCTACCATAAACACTGATAATTATGATGCAATAAATATTACTGCTTTGGCAGCTAATATAACTTCAATGACAACTAATCTTACTGGTACTCCGAACAACTTTGATAATCTTCTATTCCGAATTAAAGATAACGGTGTAGCTAGGACTATCTCATGGGGTGCTAAGTTTGCACAGAAGGGAATAAATCTGCCAACTACTACTGTTGCAAGTAAAATTCTGACAGTTGGATTCCAATATGACACGGTTACAGCAACTTGGGGGTGCATAGCAAGCGTGCAAGAGGTATAACATGATATTCAATATTAAATGTCCTGAATGCCTGATAGATAACGAGATTACGAGTGATGAGCCTGTTGTTGACTGGGTATGCACTAATTGTAATGCAGAACCAATAACATCATTACCAACTGACGAAGAAGGGAACTTGTTATATGGCTAATAGATATTGGGTTGGCGGTACAGCTACTTGGGATACAACAGTAGGTACAAAGTGGGCTACTACAACTGGTGGTGCTGGTGGTGCAAGCGTTCCTACTGCAGCTGACGATGTATTTTTTGATGCAGCTTCCGGTGCTGTAACTTGTACTGTTGCAGCTGATAGTACATCAGTAAATTGTCGGTCTCTTAACTTTACAGGCTTTACTGGTATATTCTCACACCCTGCAAACTCAACTGTAAATATTGGTGATGGTACAGCTGGGGCAAGCAATATAGCATTGCTAATGCCTGCAACAATGACTTATTCAGTAGTAAGCGGTAGTAATTCAATAATGCTATTTAAGTCTACATCTGTTACGCAACAAACTATACAATGCAAGCCGGGTGCTATTATGGGTGCAATAACTATAGATGGTACGGGTTCAAGTTATATATTATCTAATAATGGATTTCTACAAACATTATCTGGTGTATTTACTCTAACAAGAGGTACATTTAATAGTAACAACTTTAACTTTACTACTGGTTCATTTAGCAGCAGCAATTCAAATGCAAGAACATTAACTCTAGGTACATCAACTTGGACTATAAACGGAGGCGTTGCACAAGCCCCAAGAAGCTGGAATACAGAAACAAATACTAATTTAACATACACTGCAAACACTGCAACTGTAGCCTTAACAGTTGTTTCTGGTGCTTGCTATATGTACACAGGAAGCACTAAAAATACAAACGGAATGTCAGTAACAAGAACTAATGGAACTTGGTTATTAGTTGGTACACCTACTTTTGCAAATCTTACTTGTACATCTATTGCAGGATTATCAATGTCAGGAAATCCTACTATAACAGGAACACTTACATTGAGTGGTAGTAATAGTACTACTGGAAGACTTTATGTTTCTCCTGACCAATTTGGTGCAAATTATACTTTTACAGCAGCAAATATTGCATTTAGTAATGTTGATTTAGAGGGTTGTAGAGCAGCTGGGGCAGCGAACTGGGACATATCAGCTATTACTGGGTTATCTGGTGACGCTGGCAATAATACAGGCATTACATTTACACCAGCAGAAACTCAAACTTGGAGCGGCACATCTGGGGGTAGTTGGAGCACAAACGCATGGACAACTAGAGTACCATTACCTCAAGACGATGTAGTAATAAGCTCTGCTTTTACGGCTAGTCAAACAATTACTGCAAATATGGCTCGCTTAGGAAATAATATAGATTTCACTGGCTCAACAGGTAATCCAATATTTTCTGCTTCTGGTGGAGTGTATGGAGCATTAACACTTATACCAGGCATGACTGTGTCAGGTGCTAGTGGTATGACGCTTTACAATAATAGTGCCGGAGCAACTACTAGAAGCTTTAATCAAAATGGTGCTACTATAACAAACTCAGGTACTTGGAACTTTAGATGCTCAAACGCTTTAAGCACATATGAAGTGACAAGTACTATAAATATGCCAAACGCAACATTTGCATTTAATAAAGGTATATTTAATACTAACGATAATACATTTAATGTAGCTAATTTTGGATTGATTTCAAGTAATACTGCAACAGTAAATATGGGTACAAGTACAATAAATGTATCTGGCACAGCTCCAATTAACGTGACAAATACTGCTGGTGGATTTGTATATAACGGATTAGATGCAACTATTAACATATTATCTGGAACAGGAGCTAAAACTTTTGCTGGTGCAAATAAATCTTTTGGAATTGTAAATTACGTAGTGTCAGGTTCAACTGGTAGTCTTACAATCACTGGCAGTAATTCATTTAAGCAGCTTAATTTTAGAGATGCAAATAACGCAAGAACTTTAAGATTTACTGCCGGAACTACAACTACAATTACAGATGCCTTTAATGTTCGTGGTACTGCTGGCAAACTCATGACAATAACATCTGCTACTGCTGCAACTCATACAATAACTGATACTTCAAACAGTATAGACTTAGATTATGTTGATCTATCGTACTCAACTGGAGTAGGTGTAAATGGTTTATATGCCGGTGCAAATTCAACTAACAGTGGCAATAATACTAATTGGTATTTTAACCAACGACCATCTGGAAGTTTCTTAGCGTTTATGGACTATGTATAATGCAAGACATTAAATGCAAGGGTTGCGGAAAGATTCTTGCAAAAGCGACTATCATGGTTGCTGCTATTAAGTGTCATAAATGCTATATGATATACGAATATCATGTCTACACAAACACACTACATGTTACCAATCAATTTGACATGAAGCAGAAGCGTGATATTATTGATATAGAGTCCAAGAGACCAACTGCCGATTAAGGTATTGGTTTTGGGCTATTTTTAATTTAGGGGTAACAATGCACATAAAAGCTGACGGTCTTATAGAAAAGGCACAGAAATTATCAGATGGCGAAGTTGAATTCGTTGTATCTACTAACGCACTTGATTCACATGGCGAGCGTATAGATGTAAACGGTATTGATATTAAAGAGTATAAAAAGAACCCTGTCGTTTTATGGGGACATGATGGCTTCAATCTACCTATTGCCAAAGCTACTAAGATTTGGAAAGAGGGCGGCAAGCTAATGGCTCGTGCTAAGTTCTATCTTAAAGATCCATTTGCACACAAGGTTTATGACTATATTGTAGACGGATATCTTAACGCTGTATCTATTGGCGGTATGGTAGAAGAGTGGGCATCTGATGGTATTACTATTAGCAAGATGAACATGAAAGAATTTAGCGTAGTTAGTATCCCTGCAAACCCTGAAGCACTTGCTACAGCTAAATCATTAGACGGTAATCAGAAAGCTGAACTTCGGGCACTAGCTAATGGCTATGCTCGTAAGATGCTTGAGAAAGCTGATGGTTCAAACGAGATTCAAAGAAATATTGATACATTAGAAACTTTGGTAGCCACCTTAAGGGAAGTAGCCGTTGGTGAAACTCAAAAGGTACAGGCAGACCAAATAACAAGGCGTGTGGTCCTGAAACAAGCACAGGTGGTCGTCCAGCAAGCCGAGACCGTTATTCGGTCTATCAAATTAAAGGAGATAAATAATGAGTGATACTCAAAAAATTGAAATTGATGACGCTGTAGTAACAGCTGTAGCAGAAAAAGCTGCTGCATCAATGAAGCCTGTATCTGCTGATGAAGTTGCTGAAAAAGTAGCAAACATCATGTCAGAACGAGCAGAAAAAATTGAAAAGAAAGATATTCACGAATCTACAACTAAAGAAGCTCCTCGTAACCTTAAAAAAGGTTTTGAGACTCTTCCTAAAGAAGTACGTTTCACAAAAGGCCTAATCGCTAGCTTACGCAAAGATTACGCTGGAATGGCTGAATATAACGCATACGTAAACAAAGCTTGGTCTGAGAAGGCTAACTACCAAAACGTAACTACAACTGCTGATGGTGGTGCTTTAGTACCAGATCCAGAGTTCGTAGCAGAAGTTGAGAGACTTACTGATCTTTACGGTGTTGTTTCACGACTTGCAACAATCCGACGAACTGACCGAGACAGCGTAACGCTTCTCTCAGGAACAAACGAAATCAGCTTTACAAAGGCTAACGAAGCTACTGCTGTAAACGCACAGAAACTAACATTCGGTGCTGCTACTGCTGTACTTGAGAAGTATATTGCTACTCTAGTTATGACAAGTGAAGTTGTTGAAGATTCTGCTGTAGATCTATTCTTAGACGCTACAAACGAAGTTGCACGAGCACGAGCCAAGTTATTTGACCAACTCGTATTCACAGACGCAACATACGGTCTACTAACCCCATCACTTGCTGATGCTTACAAGACACAAACTGTTGGTGCTGCAATTACTAACTTTGACGCTGATGACGCTATGAACGCACAGTACAAAGTTTCTTCATCAATTCGTGGTAACGGACGTTTCTTTATGCACCCAAGTGTATTTAACGTTCTACGACAGACTAAAGAAGCTACAACCGGTGGATACCTATTTGGTCCAGTCGGTTCAGCAGTTACACCTTCAATTAATGGTGTACCTGTAGAATTAGTTGACGTCATGCCAGAGTACGGTGCAATCGGTGCTAACAAAGCATTTGCAGTATTCGGTGACTTGTCACGAATTCAAATGCACGTCAAACGTGTACTAGAAACAAAAGTATTTGACTCTGGTGTCGTAAAAGACTCTGGTGGTTCAGATATTAACCTAATAACTCAAGATTCATTTGCGATGCGAGCAACACTACGTGTAGTGCCACAAACTCGTTTCAACGGTGCATTTACAATTATTGGTACTGGTACAGTAAGCTAAAAGGGGGTTCTTAAATGGCAAACATAAATAACTTATACGTAGCCGCAGGATGCCTAGTAACTCTTGGCGGTGTTGATCTAGGTCACACCGTTGACGGTACTGAAATATCAATAGAACGAGACCTTACAGAAGTTAAAACTGATCTTTACGGAAGTACACCTGTTGATATGGTAGTAGCCGGTCAGAAAGCAACTGTAAAACTCAAGCTTGCAGAAATTACACCGGGAGTTCTCTCGTATGTAGTTCCTGAAAGCGACTGGGACGTCGGCACATCAAACAGGGAATCAATCCACTTTGGTACTAAAGCCGGTTACCAATTGAGGAACGATGCACTACAACTAGTCATCACTCCACAAGGTAACAACGTTAATAATAGTAAAACAATCACCTTTTTCAAGGCTGTTTCAACAGACAATGCAACTGTTGCTTACAAGATAGATGAACAATCCGTCTTTGAAGTTACATTCACTGCATTAGTAGATGAATCACGTGCTGCGACAGATGGTCGTTTGCTTGGACGTTTCGGTCCTGCAGATATCAGCTAGGCTTACTAGCACAATTAAGGGGACTTGGCAAACGTCAAGCCCCTTTTTTGATTTAACGTGTTATAATACAATTATGATTGTGCTTGGCAATCT